GGGAATCGGATTTTTAGGTTTTCTTTTTTCTTTGAAGATATCATCTTCGTGGTGATTTGGTTGATTCATAATTTTTAAAATTAATTTTAACTAACTTGTCTAAACCAGCATTAACATGCATATGGTCATCTAAAACAAGGTCAAAATCGAATCGTTCATCCAATGGAAGTACTAAATCGACTTGTGACCCCCATCTAATTAAAGAAAATCTCTCATTTTGAGCAAATATATCATATTGTGAATTTGTGAAAGGAGCAATTACGTTTACATCCTCATCAGCTATCTGTATCAGATAATAAGTATAATCTAATGATGGAGAATAAACTTTATTCCACATACGTTCATTATACTTAAGATAATCCATATTATTAGGATTAATAACTTTGTTTAGGATATCTTTTTCCACTGCTAACATCGGTTTATTAGTCGATTGTATAGCGTCTAGTGGTTTATATGTTAACACACCTCCATAGGGTATGCGGTTGATGTGAACGTCGTAAAATGACATAAATATACCGATAACTAACGACGGTTTATTATAGTCCTCATCGCCAACTACATCCTGAAGAGTATAATTCATACCCTTAATTTCAACTACAGGTTCTTTAGGATCCTTAATGAATTTTTGGTATAAAATAGTTCCATCAGCTGGTGAATAGAAATGTTCATGATCAATATGGTTTGGGCGGATTGGGTCTCTAAAGAAAAATGTATTAGATAATTCCCCAACAGGCATTTTTTGAAGTTGTTTAACTTCTCCATTTAGCCATTCTGTTAAAGTTTGAGCCATTATAGTAAAGTTTTATAATGGTCAACTCTATTCAAATGCATCATCATACAAGATAACATAGCACCTGATTTCATAAATTCTGATAGATTAAAAATAACAGGTTCCATTCCAGCATCACCACAAATCTTTTCTAATGTTTCTAATTTATGTTTTTCACCAGCATAGTATTCATGTGATTTTTTCATTTCTGAAATGTTTGAAGCACATAAAATCATGTTACCCATTCTTACAGAATTTGTTAATCCACCTAAAGCATCATCAACATCAATATCAATAATTTCCGTATGTTTTTCTAACATCTTAATTTCATCTTCATCATACAATTCCGTACAAATTAATGTTTGATCTTGGTTTAATGCAAATATAGAACAATCTAAATGATACAAATATTCATCAACCATAGCTACTTTAAGAATATCCATACCGTAATTTTCTTCCATCCATTCATATGTTTTAATGTTTGAACGGATACCGTATCCACCAATATAAACGTTATCATAAAGATATTTTAAATCAGCTTCACCTTCCCATTTGTATGGAGAGATTGCTGTTTTATAACCCATTTGATTAAAGAATTTTTCACCTACTTGTTCTTCGCCTTTGCGAGGATCCGAGGTAAAGTTCGATAAGATAATGTGGTTTTCATCCTTAATATGTGGTAAATAAATACCTAAATTAGCAACGTACACCTGATCCTGGAAGTTGCCTTCTGATGGTAGTAAATACGTTAAAGAACCGCCTGCAACAAAGTTATACAAATCCATAAATTGTTTGTAAGCTTTAGGACGGTTAATAGCTAATTCTTCGTCTGTTAATTCTTGCATCCAAATGTTATTTGGATCTGAAGTAGACAAAGAGAATGGGAAGTTCATTACATAACTCTGTAAAGGTAACTGACTTGGGGTTTCTTTCATTTGTAACTAATTAATTGTTATTTACTATACATATTATATAGACCTATACTAGTACAGAAAGAACAAAAAAAAGCCCCGATTTCTCGGGGCTTCTTTAAGTTATGTTATCTCTAAATTAGATAGTATTTAATCCACTGATGTAGATTTTACCATAGAATTCAGGACGTAACATTTTCTTAGCGTAACGAGTTAATAAACCTTTACGAGGTGTAAATGTTTCTGGATCGTACACTAATGGAGTCATGATTAACGGAATGTATGGAGCAAACACAGCACCTGTTTCCAAGAATTGTGAACCTCTGTAACCCATTAAAATCAAGTTTTCAGTCATGTAAGGATTTTTGTAAACCTTGTAGCGACCGTTAACTGTACCGATTTTCTGTACACCGAAAGCGTATTCCATTTGATCAGCTTCGCCATTTGAAGTAGAAGCGAATCCTGGGATTGATTCCAAGATAGTTGCTACTGTTGGAGAAGTAACTAAGAAATTAGCGCCTCCACGTAAAGTCAATTGATGGATCTTGTTAGATACTTTTTGGATTTTAGTACCTAATGTTTGGAACCATTGACCTTGTGTGTTGTAGAAACCTGAAGCTTGAGTAGCGAAAGCACCATTTGCGTAAACAGTGTTGTTAATAGCTGACCAGTATTCAGTATCAGCAGCTGCATCTTCGATTAACATATCTAAGATTTCTAAATCAATTTCCATTGAAATGTACTCGCTCATGATGTTAGTCAATTCAGCTTCTGCATCGATGTTTTGGTAAGCAGCTAAATCTTGCGCAAATTCAGGTGTCCATACTGCTTTTAACTTTTTAGTTTTAGCAGAGATTGGTTGTGATTGCATTCTAACATTGATCTCAGGGATAACGATTTGAGTAGTGTTAGAGTAGTTAGCAGGTACTGAGAAAGAACCTGAAGCTTCGAAATCACCACGACCTGATTGGTTACCACCTACAGCAGATGCTTCGTTGTTACCTGAAGTAACGTTGATACCATCTTGTGAAGTTGATTTTTCATAAAATACAACTGCTGAACCTGATGTTGCTGCATAAGTTGCAGAAGCAGTAAAGAAGAATGAAATTGTACCAGCTGTGTAGTTGTAAGTAGTGAAAGCAGGTAATAAGTTAGCTGGGTTTAATACACCACCATCTAAAGTACCTGAAACTACGAAACCACGAACTGCATCCTGATCAAATGAAGGGATGTACCATGAAGCTGTAGTTAAAGTAAATTTAGCAATTTGACCATTAACGATTGATTGTGAGTAATCAGAATCAAAGTTTAATTCAGCCCATGTAGCATCTACAATAGAAGCTGTACTAGCAGCTACAGTAACAGCAGCACCGTTAGCTGAACTTGTTACAGGAACAGCTGAACTTGTAAATTGGTTAGTTGCGTAAGTGAAACGACCTTCTGGTCCACCATATAAACCACCTACAGCAGCTGGAGTAGAGAATGGGAATTGAGAAGCTGTGTTTCTGTTACCATACAATGATTGACCTTGAGTAAATGGAGTCTTAGAGTTACCATATTGGAAATCTAAGAAGAACACTAGTCCTGAAGGCATGTTCATAGGTTGAACTGAAACGAATTCTTTAGCTACGATAGTACCGAATACTTTTCTTACTAAAGGTAACGCGATACCAGCCCAGTTCTCACCTTGTCCACCTGAAGTGAATGAAGAGTTAGAAGAGATAGTATTGTTTTCAGTTACTAATTGTTTAGCTTGGTTTTCTAACATGATTGACATGTTATTTTTGTCAAGCTCGGTTAAGCCTTCTAAAAGGCCTGTTTTAGCCCATTTTCCGGCTAATTTAGCAGCATCAGATTGGAGATTTTTCCAAGATCCAGCTGCCGATTCGAGTAATTGATTTACTTGTGACATTTTTTTAAGTTGTTTTTTTAGTTGTTGTTAAAATTATTTTGTAATTCCTGCCAATGTTTGCCATCTAGCAAATTGGTTATTTACTTCAAGAATTGGTTTCTTTGTTGGAGCAATACCTGCTACTTTAGAAGCACCACCAATCATTGATTCGTTAACAGATGATTTCTTTTCATTTAATCCTTCTGATAATGTTTCGAATACTAATTTAGCTTCTTTAGTAGTAGCTGCTTTATCAAATGCTGCCAATACCTTTACTTTTTGTGATTCGGTTAAGTTTTTAGCTCTAAAGATTTTGTTAGTGTAAAGTAACTTAGCGTTTAACAAATTAACTTCATTTAAATCAGTTTTAACGGTTTCAAGAGCAGCATAAGCTTCTTTTAACTCTTCTTCCATTTTTTCAACTTTTTTCTTGTAGTCTTCAACGCCTTCTTCTTCTGCAGTATCTTTTTTAATTTTACCACGTTTAGCAGCAGGAACGTCTCCTTTATTTCCACCGTACTTTTTCTTTTCGTTTAATCCAGACATTAACTCGTTCATTAATTCGTTAATACTGATTTCTTCTTCACTAGATTCTTCTTCTTCACCTTCTTCTTCACCTTCTTCATTTTCCATACCTTCATGGCCACCTTCTAGTTCCCCAGCAGATACCATGTCAGCGATTACTCCTTCAATGAATGATTTAAGATCATCTTCAGACATGTTTTCGATATCGATTTCTTCATCTTCTGAATCTTCAACACCGTCTGCATCTTCGTCTTTGTAATCTTCTTCTTCTTCTACCATGTCTGGGGATTTAGGTAAGTTACCTGCACCTCCAGGATTGTTAATAAGATCTTCTTCTTCATTCATTGTTTCTTTTTGAATAGTTTCCATGGATTCATTTTCCATTTCATCTAATTCTCTAAGAAGTTCTTCCAAGTCCATTTCATCTACGCCTGTGATTTCATCAGCTTCTTCCATTTTATTGTAATCAGCTTCTTCCATTTTTTCACCAGCTTTCTTTCCTTTTTCGTACTCGTAGCTGTCTACTTCACCGCGTTCTTTACGACTTTCTTCTTTCATTGTGTTCACCATTTCTGTTTCATCCTCTTCCTCTAATTGTGAAATTTTTCTAGCGAATTTTTCTTGCATCATAGGGGTAAAGGCTTCTTCAAGAGCGGCTTTTGCATTTGCTATAGCAGTTTCTTTAACAGCTTTAGCATCTGCGATTGCTTCTTTAAGCAAATCTCTGTTGTTTGTCATTTGTCCTCAAATTTAATTGTTGTTGGAAATACGCTTATTGTTGACGATTGTCGAAGCGTAATAAGTTATGTTAACTTGATGCGATATAAGATCGCATATTATGCCGATACATATATCAAGATTCTTTAAAGTCGCCAGTTGCGCAAAAGAAAAAAGAAACCCCTACATTTCTGTAGGGGTCTATCCAAGAAGCCTATTCTTGGAGGGGCATTTGCCTAAGGTAGCAGGCGTCTTAAATTATCGGGCATGTACCATTAGCACATAAAATTTCCGATAATAATATGTTTACTTTTGAATATGGGTTTTCTTTAGGATTTTCTAGACCTTCTCTAACTAAATTCATATATGAACCTGGATTTGATGGGGTTGAAACAAAATCCCAACATAATAATTCAAAATCGTCTTGTACCTCTAGTGTACCTTCATTCATTTCTTTTAATGAACCCATACCACGAGATGATACACCTACCATAACGTTATTATCTATAAGTGCCTTTAAAATATTACCTGATACTGTTGGTAAAATTTCTAATTTACCCATTACTTTATCACCATCCCACCAAATTTCTCTAATGATATGAGATACGTTTTTTAGGTTAATAATTGTAGAATCAGGGTGATCTAATTCACCTGTTGCTCTATTTTCTTTAACAACTTCTTGGTATCTATCAATTTCTTTATCCCAAATTTCTCTAGGATAATATCTACCATTCCCGTTTTTTACTTCAGCTGTAGCAAGTATTCCTTGAACCATAGGATTACCAGAAGGTGCTTTTAAACCTTCAGTTAAACTTATTGGTGATACAGAAAACGGGATTGTTTCTATTAATACTTGTTTCATATTAGTAATTCATTATATCATTATCCTCACCAATTATTTCTTCTTCTTTAGCTTTACCTGTCATCTTTTCATAGATTTTTTGAGTTTTAGCTTTATGTTTTTCAAGTTCTTTGATTTCTTTATTAAGAGTTTTAACCATAGCTGGGTCAATCATATCTACTAAATCTTCTGATTCGGCAAATACTAATTTTGCTTTACGTTTTTCAATAGCCTCACCAATAGCATTTAACTTTGCTTCTAAAGCAATTGCTTGAGATGATTTTTCTACTTCTTTCATTTCAACAGCAACAGGAACACGTTTAGCTTCATTTAAACCTTCTTTAACAGTTTTAGCTTTAGGTATATCACCATATCCTGATGATTTGTATTTACCTTTAGGTGCTACTGGTTCTCCGCCTCCAACTACATCTTTTTTATATCCAATTCCTTTAACACCAAATGATGCTTCTGTGTGGTAATAATTAATATCTTTAGCCATATTTTTAGCTACAATATCTTTTAATTCACCTACTGTTTTATTAGCATTTTTTTCATCCCACATTTCAGTTAAATAACCTAATAAAAATGATTGACCATATAAATTGTCAATGTTTTTAGGATCATTGTTATCGAATTGGTTTGCTAAATCTTTAGCTACTTCTGGTGCTGGTTTTTCAAATTCGTTTTGATCACCATATTCTTTAGTATTTTTAACACCTACTGCTTCTGCAATTTTTGTATTAAAAATTTTAAACCAATCTGGTTGGATTGGTGATTGTGTAATAATACCACCAATTCCTTCACTTAAAAGACTTTTACTTTTTAAGATATGAACAGTTGAATCAAAATCATTACCTGAAGTAATATACTCAGGGAACATGTATTTTGCTACTTTTAAGAAGTGGTCTTTATTACCTTTACCTTCTTTAATTAATTGATATTGTTGTTGTAATGTCTTTTCCATTTTTATTATAAATATTAAGGGTACAATAATATTGCTCCTGCTGATATAGAAGCACTAGTTACGAATAATGGTATAGTTACTCCTGAAGCGAATGTTAATCCACTTCCGGCTAAATTAGTTCCATTAGAATCTTTTAAACCAGTGAATGTAACTGCTTGAGCTACTGAAAATCCTGCGAATGAACCAGTTATGCTTGCTGATCCACTTAATAATGCTGCGGACGGGTTTACGGGTATAGTTGCCATTTTTTTATTTTTTGAATAATTCTATTAAGTCGTTTACGTAATCATTTGCTAAATCAGTACCATATACTACATTAAATGAATCTGGATTAGCTCTATAATAATCCATAGTTTCATGTTTTGCTTGTTGTAATAATGGTAATAACTCATTTAACTTTCTTTCTAATTCATCAAAACCTAAAATACGGCCTGCAATGAACTTTTTTTTATCTACATCAGTAATGTTTAAACCATCTAAATATGATTCAACATCTGTATTTGCTTCGTTTAAAGATTCAGCTGGTAATCCTTTTGCTGCTTTTTCAGCACCTGCTTTACCAACTATTTTATATTTAAACTTTTTAACATACATGTTATTATCAACACCTTCTGGACCTGCTGATGGGCCAGGACCAAATGTTGCTCCAGGACCTTCTGCTACTTTTTTATATCCAGCTTGCGTATAAGCTCCATAAGTTGATTTTCTAGGAGATGGACCTGTATGATTTTCACCTTCGCCACCTGATGTAAAAAATGAATTAGAAGCTATTGTTGATTCTTCATTTAATGTATTTGCTAAATCTTCTGCTACGCTTTTAAATGTTTGGTATTCATCTGGATAATTTGTTCTCAAATGTGTTCTAAAATCATTAAAAGTAGCAATTACTTTTTTAGCAATTTCTCTAAATTTAGGATCCTCTTTTTTATCAGCTGATAATTGTTCAATATAATCTCTTAATTGAGCAAATTTCTTAAAGGTAGTATCCATTTCTGGAACAGTTGTTACATCCCATGATATAGCACCAGTAGTTGGGTCAATAGCAGTAACGGTTGATTTATTTCCACCTTTTACTTGTACATCTCCTACTTCAATCTCCTTTAATTTATACTTAGCCATTTGCCTTTTCAAGTTCTTCTAAAAGTGCGTAATATTGCAATAAGTTAACTAAATCATCATTACCTACTTTAGCCACTTTGCCTAAAGGTAACAACATATTGTTAACTTCATTCAATTTAATTTTAACAACTTTATCAGTAACTTTTTTAGCTAATGTAGTTAATTCAGCTTTAATCTCGTTAATTTTAGTATTATAAAATTCTTTCAATTTAGGAGTTGAATCAATTGAATTGATAAATTCTTTTAATACTGATTTTTGATTATCATTTAATGATGCATATTTGCCATTAAACTTTTCTAATAATACTCGGTATGTTAAAATACGTAAATCCTTATCATATGATTGGAATTCAGTCATTAAATCGTCTTCCACTTTTTGTTTATTAACAGCGCGTGTTGTTAAACTTTCCAAAATAGCAATTTTATTATTGATAATTTGGTCTGGGTTAGATAAATTTTCGCTGTTATATATCTCTAATAGAGTGTATAGTGCCGCGTGTACTTTATAGCTCGGTAATTTAGTGGTAAAGAATTCATCTAAATTGTAATACTTAGAGATTTCTTGAATTAAATTATATTTTTGTCTTTTTAAAGCACCTCTATTAAGGTTTTTAGATGACTCAATAACGGAATTAATCACTACTTCGGCCTTGCCTTCAGTTAAATTTTTATGTTTAGATAAAGTTTCATACAATTTGTATTCTCTACCTAATTCCGTTTTTACAAAGTATTTTTTAAGTATACCGGTTGCTTTTGAATCATTACCTGATAATGTATCAGCGGTAATTTGTCTTACCAATAATTCAAATAGAATTCCTGTATTCTTATACTTGGAATGTTTTATATTCATTCTCGAGGTTTTGTTATAAATATATAAGGATTTTTATTCTCTGATTTGTTTTTCGTCTAATAGCGATTCTTCCGCTTTAGGATTTTCAAGTGATACTCTTTTAACTAAACCTTCAATTAAAGATTTATTTTTAAGATATACTTGTTTTGCCTCTAAAGCTAACGGTGAACCGCCTTTATATTGTGGGCGAATTGAATCCGATTCATTATCGTCATCTTTCATACCTTTAGCGCCTAATCTGTCTTTTCCAAAATTATCATCTTGAGTATTACGATCTGTTGCTTTTTCTTCAGGACGACCTAATTCTAAATCACTACCATATCCTACAGGTACATTATCTGGTTGATCATACATTCTACCTTTACCATATAATGATGCTAAATCGTGTGGTGTACCATATGATTTACCTGTTACTTTAGGATCGTTACCTTCTTCCATTAATTGATTATAACGGAATGTACGTTTTTGATCTTCAGCTAACAAGTTTCTATATTCATCATATTGATCCTGGCTAAAGTGGAATACATTATCATAGATCCAATCTGTAGGTAATAATTTAGCTTCCATAATCTTTTGAGCTAAATCAACCTTTTGAGTTAATAATGCAATTTTTTCCTGGTCGTAGATAATTGATGGAGTTGTTAAATCTAACTCAAAGTTAGTTAATTCCTCGCCTGTATAACCTTGTGAGTATAAATGTACTAATGCAATTTTATATAATTCAGATAATGTAATACGTTGAATTCTATCAATTGTACGAGCAAATCTAATATCTTCAGCTGCTAATGTTGCTTTACCACTTAAATCTTTATCATAACCCATAAATGCTTTTGGCACTTTAAGGGCTGCGAATAATTTATCGCGTAAGTAAGTAACATCTTGAATACCATCATAATTTAAACCTGGTTGAGTTTCAATTTTAGTTGTAGTATCATTACCACGAATTGGAATATAAAAGTCTTCCAATAAGTTTTGCATGTTGTATTTTAAGTTGTACTCACCAGTTTGGTTATCCATTAATGGAGTACGCTTCATTGTAGAAATTGTTTTCTGCATGAAGTTTTCAACCTCGTTTGGTGGAATTGAACCTACGTTAATATAAAAAGTACGACGGTCTGGGCTACGTGAAATTCTATGAATTAACATAGCATCTTCCATTAACACATATTGTTTAAAGATACGACGAGCTGGTTCTAAGTATGAACGACCATAAGGTAAATAGTTAACATCTGTTAACAATCTAAAATGGGCCATTTCGTAGTTATCAAAATATATACCTGGTTGGTTATCTTGAAATTGTCCTAAAGTAGGAGTATTATAATAACCTGAACCACCAGCGTAAATACCTTCAGGTGAATATCTAAATCTTACTGAATTTGGGTGTTCTTTATCATAGTTTTCTTGTCTTTCAATATGATATGCGGTATATGGAATTACATTGTAAACACCATATTTTTCAGCAATTTCTAATTTTAAGAAAAAGTCACCATACTTACACATTTGACGAATCCAAGACCAAAGATTAAATTCAACGTTTAATACATCATAAAATAAGTTGTATAGAATTTGTTGAACGTCTTCGTTATTTGATCTAATTTGTAATACCTCGCCTAAATCATTTTTTAATGTAGATTCATCTGAAATAATATCAAGAGCAGAAGCAACAATAGCATCATAATCCATATTATCATAGTCTGAATAGACCATGGTACGTAGGTATTGCCAGTTAACATTTAACTGAGCACCTAATAAAGATGAAGCTGCAGGTGAGTATAGACGATTATACCTATCCATCAATGAGTTAGTAGCAATATCGCCTGAACGTTGAATTGAATCAACATCCATTACTTTTAATTCGTTACCTCCTTGATTACGAATGATAACGTCTGTTGAAAACAGTCGTTGTAATCGGGTAAATAAACTTTTATCAGCCATTTTTATTTTTATTATATACTATAAATATTACAATATCCAACTAATGTCCTCTTGTCCATGATCTGTTTGAATAGTGTATGGATTTTTTACTTGATTTGGATTATAAGCACCAACATACGTACTCTTACTCATATTGCCAAGCGTAGCTCGAGTCATGTCGTGACCTTGTTGTTGAAATTTTAAAGATGTGTCTCTTAAATACATAGCAATACCAAATGGCATTACTAAGTCATCATTGTATCCTGTTTGAGCTTCTGGTCTACCGTTTTTCCATACAAATACTTTCATTTCTTCAACTAAACGTTTTGAGCGAATAGTTACGGAACGATCACCAACAAATTCTCGGAATTTATTGACAATTAACGGTCTAGTACGCATTGACATTGTAAACCCAGGGGTCATATCGGATGAACCCTCGTATGTCTTTAAATACGACTCTGCTGTGAGTTGATCGGATTTAGGTGATTGATATAGATTGCGATAACCTCGTTCAATTACAGCATCAATAGTTGCCCAACCAATTGAAGCGTTTTCAATTACAAGTAGAGCATTGTTGTATTCGGTAGCAACACCTACTAGAAAATATCCAAATTCTTTAGTAGGTAATTGTCCTTTATATTCTGCAACTTGCACATTTGTTGCAATATCAATTACATGACAAGTTGAAAAATCTTTACCATCACCTCTGGCTACGTCAGCTACTACCATATAATCTCTTGTATAGTCTGCTGGTTCCCATACCCAAAAGTTCTGGTCAGCGCCTCTTCTTTCAAGAGGTTCTTTGGTTGTTGTTTGAGTGATAAATTCTAACCATTCTGAATAGAATACTACATCACCTGATGTACTAAAGTCGCAATCACACTCTTGTGCTGCTAATCTAGGATCACCTAATAATTCATCTTGACGTCTTCTCCAATCCTCGTTTCGTTCAGGGTGAACAAACCAAGGTAATTTAATTGGTAAAAAGTCATTTTCTTGTGCTTCGGCTTTAACCCATGTTTGGTGAAACCAATTACCTGTACCGTAAGGAGTAGATAATACAATTGCACCACCACCCGTTGCTAAGGTTTGTTGGGCTGAAGCCCAAATCTCACCAATTTGTTCAATAAAAGCTGCCTCATCGACTATCAACAAAGAAACGGCTTCTGAACGACCTGCATCACTTGATGCTGAAGTTGCTTTAATTTGAGATCCGTTGTTTAGTCGTAATGTTAATTTGTTATGTTCGTCTGCTGGTATTTTAAGCCATGAAGGTAAGTTATCAAACATGAATTTAACTTTCGTTACCATGTTTTTAGCTGTTTCCTGCTTAGTTGCAATACACAACACGTTTTTATCCTTTTGGAATAACATTAACCATAAAGAATAACCTGCGGCTAATGTTGAAATACCTAACTGTCTTGATTTTAATACAATTGAATATGGATTATCTCTCCATAAATGTAATACTTTATCCTGAAATGGATATAAGTTGAATATTACACGGCCACGTTGTGGATGTTGAATATTACAGTATTTCTTCATAAAATGAGCAGGGTCAGCTGCACATTTAATGTATTCCTGTCTTATAATTTCTCTTAAATCTTGGCTCATAATAATATTAGAACAAAAGCAACAGTATTTAAACCTGTAATAATCCAAGCAAGTTTTGTTTTTGCTTTTTGTTGTTTAATCTGTTCGTCTTTTAATTCTATAATTCCATCTTTTTTATTTATAATGGAATTGTAATTTGATTCATTTTTCTTATATAAAGAAATAGAAGAATCTTGAGTTTTTATAACAGAATCTTGATTAACAACTACATTAGTTAAAATATTAACAGAGTCACGAGTAACTCCTATTTGATTTTTTAAGAAATCACGTTCGTTTTTTACAATTAATGCTTTTTTTAATGCTTTACAAGGTACACAGCATACACTATCAGTTGAAAGTGTTTGTGAACTCGCTAATAAGGGCAGCATTAGGAAGCTTATTGATACGATTATGTTCTTCATTATATTTGTTTTTATATAAATCGGCTTTAGCTTTTAAACCCGATAATTTTTTTTTGTCTTCACTTACTTTATTTTTATATAAAGTAGCTAACGAATCCAATTGGGCAATCTTTACATTATTAGAATCTACATGTAATTGTAAAGAATCAATCTGGTGATTTAGTGCTTTAATTTTATTTTCAGCATCTATATCACCAGCGAATCCTAAGTTTCTAACAATAATAATAGTTAATACTATTACTACGATATAACTAATTACATTAATGTAATTTTTCATATTATCCAACTAAATCACCCGTATCAATTTGAACGTCTCTTTCTTTAAACGCTTTTACTAATTCTGGTTTTTTAATAAATTGTTTTAAGGCTGCCATTTTTTTATCTTTTTCAGCTCCTTTTTCCATAGCCTTAATTTTCTTAACTAATGTAGATAATTTAGTTTTAAAGTCTTGGAAATCATCATTACTAACTTTAAATTTAGAAACAGTTTTTACTTTTTCCTTTTCTAATTCTGCTTTAGTAGGTTCTCTATCTTCATCTTCTTCTCTTAATTCTACATCAATCCCTTGAGCTGTTAATTTTTTAATATCCATTGGGTTAGATCCTTTTTTCATTACTACCGCCCCAGCAGTTTTATCAATATCAACTTCTGATAAAATTTCGTATATGTTATCTTTAATTTCTTTTTTT